TTCCGGAGGCATCTGTAAACGTGACAACGATTGTCGTCCCGGTGATTACATCGCGCCGGAGGTAATTTGCGCCGCTGTTGTCAGTCCACAGGGATACTGCGAGGTCGCCCTTCGCGGATAGCGTGGAGCTTATTGTCTCCAGCGTCGTTAATACACTCGTTTGGGTAGATTCTAGCGACAGATCGCCGAAGGCATTTTGAAGGCTCATGGCACGTTAATCCAAAGCGTTTTGAGGAAGTTGTCCGAGTTTAATTCCCACCACTGATACGGCCCGGTATCTGTCGGCTGCGTCCGCTGTATGTAGGTCGGGATAGGCGGCTGGTCGTTTACTGTTGGGATAATGGTCAGGTCGGTCTTGCTGCGAATCAGTTGTACTGTCTGCCCTTGCTGAGTGGTTTTCCCGTGAAATGCGCCGCCTACTGACACATAAAACGAATCAAGGTCTAAGCTTCCGTCAGGTATTACGGCATTTCCGTCACCATCGACTATGGACATATCCCAATCGCCACGGAAAACGCCGGAATATGGGATTGTTACGTCAAGGTCACCGCCAGTACCGCTGCTGATTAATCCAGGGTTAACCAGATTCAGGGATTTCGAGGCGTCAACGGATTCGCCATTGATCTTGAGTATGGCCCCGGCTCCCGGTTGGCCGCGCTCGGGAACACGAACCTCAATCAGTTCAATATCGCGGACATAGATCGTCGTATCAGCCATGAATCACCTCGGGAGAATCATAAACGGGCTGAAATAGGATGCATATTGCTGGCTGTTGTTCGACATTAATATCTCCAGCGAATAATTTGCCGCATAGCCCGTTACTTCGCCGGTACAGCCGCAATTGCCGCCCATGTCCTGCGTCTTGATCGTCAGACCAGAAGTCGGGAATGTGGCTGTCACTGTGCGAGGGATGGCAAAGGTCAACTTTCCAGCAGTCGGGTCAATCGTTATTCCGCCGTTTTCGGTTGTCAGCGTCAAAAATGACAGCGGATTGCCGTTGGCGTCAACTTGTCCGGTATAAATCCGCATGGCAGCAGTCGCGCCAGTCAGATTAATAGGCTGCTTTGTCGCTGTACTGACAAAGGTTAATGTCTGGTCAAAGTCGGAGCCTATCGCACAAAACAGCGGGATAATCTGCGGAGTAATCATGGCGTCCTCACAACTTGATAACCGGCAGGTAAAGCCTGCTGGCTACTCTGATTTCCTCGCTGCCCACCGTCACCGTGCTGACGACATTAATAAACCCGCCACCTACAGTAGATACGGAGTTTCCTGTCATTGCTACGCTGACGGATTTTGTCTGACCGGCCTGCGATGCGCCAAGCACTCCGCTTGGATTAACGCCGGAACCGGTAGTATTCAGACCCTCATCATGACGGCCTCTATCATCCGGCAACGGCATCCGTCTGTGTGCGGCAAAGTCAGCAGCCGCAGAAGCCCCTCGCGCCACTGGAGAGCCGGATGAGTCTTGCAGGTAGTAAGCGCCGGAGTCAGTCGTGTTGGTCGTTTCAAGCCAGATCTTTGCGAACAAAAGGTATGTGTCGGAATTGGCTCGACCTGTTGCGCCGGAAGTTGCATCCCCGATGGTCTTGCCGTCACGGATAAGCCATCCTGCATCGGCAGCACTGCCAAACACATGAGCAACCGTGCCAACCGGCACACGCCCGGCATCATAGTTCTGTAACTGCCATGCCGCGCCGTCATAGATAACCTCGCATATTGCCCCGGCAGGAATATCGCCAGCCAGCAGCGCGGAGCCATCGCGCCGGGTAATGGATACCGCACCGATGCCGTTCAGGTTAAACGTACTCGCGCCGGTATTGACGACAGAGGCCTTGAATACCGCCTTCATGCCAGTTGTCAGCGATACAGGGGCAGGCGTCAAGGATGCGGCATAGGCGTTGACTGCACCGGTATCGGCGGCATAGGTGTTCGTCTGATTCTGGATTTTGGCGTAGTTCGGATAGAGCAGGTCAGCCGATGCCTGACTAAGCTTTGTCGTCAGTGTCTCACTGATAAACGGAGCGTTCGTGTAAAGTGCGATGTTGCCGCTTGTGATGGTTGTCTGACCATAGGCCACAGTAACGACATAGCCTCCGACATAACCGGCATCCGGCGATGGCGTTGTCTGTGTGCCAGTTGTTGCCGAAGTCCCGGCCTTGACCGACACGATGCACTGACATTCCCGGTATTTGTACTGAGATGCGCCGCTATTCCCCGGCCCGTTATAAGGTGCGGACGGGTTAGACGGATTGAAATAGTTGGCGACGTAGGAGTTAACATCATTTTCAGCAAGCGTGAACTGAATCAGATAGTTAATGGACTGGCCGATGGTGACAGGCGCAGGGCACGAACGAGCAACAGTTGACTCAAGAAGGCCCTGCTTCAATACCTGCGTACTATCCGCCGTAATCGTGCCGTAATCCGTCGCATCCGTTGCCGTCATGCGGTAGACCTGCCCCGGCCCGATGCTAACATTCAGGGATGCTGGCGAAGTGGCTGTGCATGGCAAATCAGACAGCAGGGTGTTCGTACCCAAGACAGCCTGCGCCAGTTTTGCCAGCGCGACCATGTCATAACGCTGGTCAAACAGTTCCTGGTCAACCGTCTGGATTTGTTGGGAAAAGGCAATCTTGCGTTTCATGCGATGCTCCGGGTCATGGCGCTGTCGTATCCTTGATTTGCACCCATACAATCGTGCCAAACAGTTTCACGGCAGCGACGGCTTGATAGATCAGTTGTTCGTCAATCAGGCTTCTGGCCGGTGGGGCATAGGCAAAACCTACATCATACGCAAAGCCGTATGTATCATAACCGAAAAAACCTGACGCTGTGTTAGGTATGCCAAGGTAGGCAATCACAAAAGCCTGATACGGCACACTTGTATGCGGAGTTGGGGCCGCTGCGGTTGGATAGCCGACCGGGTAGGCTTCCGCATAGTTCAGCGTATCGCCGTTGTCGCCATAGAACAGTTCGTAAATGGTCGGGTCGTTGCCGGTCAGTTCCTTCAGAATCGACTTGATTGCATTGAGTGTCCCGGCTTCACGGAACATATTGATGCGGATTCTGGTCAGGTAGTGCGGGTCAGTCTCGCCGGGCTGTCTTGGGAATTGATTCTCCCCGAAGAAATCAGCGGCAACTATATCGAGCCAGCCATCCGTAGACGTCTTGATGCGCGTTTGCTTGTCGGCATAGTCAGTCAGGTCTTTGATGAACTGCAAGCCGTAAGCGCCGCCAGCCATAACGCCCGAGACGTTTTCGGACGGGTTAGGAAACCATCCTTTCGGCAAGTACTTCATCAGCCTGTCAAGCATCGCCATATCAATGCACCGTCACGCTGGTTGTTCGGATAGCTTGTTTTGGAGAGCCTGCAATGTCGGATGTGCCACCATTCAGCAGTACGTTGATGACATTGGCAACGCCCGGTGAAGCGTCATAGGCGACTTGTGCGATACGGGTATAGGGCAATCCATTGCCAAGGCCGCGAGTGTTCACATAGTTGGTTATGGCGTTCTGTACGGCAGCGCGAACACTTGAACCGGTATAGCCGGAGGCAACCGTGATTGTCAGTTCAACCGGCACATCAAGAACAGTCGGCTTGATGACTGTCCAACCGATTGTAAAGCCGCGAACCAACGCAATAGCCGCCGTGACTGCTGCAACCAGTTCATCAGATGGTACGCCGGAGCCATCATCAATGACGGCATAGAAGTATCCGGGGTCTGGATTGCCCAGCGTATCTTCATTTTCGACAAGAACGTATTGCAGGTTGCTTTGAACGCCCAAGATTGCCGCTGCAATCGCGGTTTCTGTGCCTTTCGACAGGCTATTAATCCAAAGCACAAAACGCGCCCTGTAGGCGGCATCCGATTCGCCGTCAGTGCCGTTTGTCAGTGCGGCAGCATTCGTATAAGTATCAAAGCCTGGAATAGCGGTTGCAGACGTGTTAATCAGCCCGGCAAGGGCATTTCCTGCGCTTCCGGCTACCAAGGCCTGAATAGGTACGGTCACTGATGCTGTGCCGTCAGGAATGATGTAAGAGGCGGTTGCAGCGTCATAGTGAGGGTTCCCGCTATCCGTCATCACCGCATAGATTGCGGAACCGTTTGCCGTCTGCACCTGAGCGCCGACTGCAAGCGATGCTGTGCCGGTTGTCGTGTAGCGGGTAAAGGTTTCATTGCCGGATGCCGGGGAGGCTGCATCTCGCGGGAAATTGAAGTCCGCCATCCATGAATCAAGGTCGGCATCATGGCTTGTCGATGCTCGGGTCTTGGAGCTAACAGACAGGATTTGTGCCTGCAACCACAGCACGACAGCAGCGAAAGCATTGATGATAGCAAGCATGATGCTTCCGACCGAGAAATCCAGCAGCGCCGACGACTGGCCCTGAGCCGATGCCGTCATTTCGTTCTGTAGCGTGGTCAGGTCTTTGGTAGTGTTCGCCATATCGTTTGCTGCCGGTTATGGGGTTACGTTGAAGCTAAGCGTAGCCTGTGCGCCCGATTGCTTATCAGTATATCTGATATAAACGCTCATGCCTTCAGTTCCGCCCGATAATGCGGTTACATCAATGACCGGCGGAGGCGTGCTTGATACGGTTGCCTCAAGCTGCAACTGTGCGCGGATTCTGCCGATGACTTCCGGCACTGAAAACACGCTGCCGACGACGTCG